CCCGAAACATCCACGTCTACACCTTCACCTTCTCCTCTAGTGAATATACGAATAAATTCAACTCCTAATTCTTCCGGTGTCATGCCTGTCATAATGCCAATTTTACTTCCATGCATATTGACAAACACAACAAGACGAAAAAAGAATTTCTTACACAACAGATAAAATAATGCATCATCAGGGGCAAAAAGCCTCGATGTACCACTCTCCACTTTATCCATTGGCAACTTCTCATCCTTTATCGTATATCCTCTGACTATAGCTGGATACTCTCTTCTCTCCACTATACTTTCTTCTATAATCTTCAATACTTCTATCACCCAGTCTTCCAACATTCCTGCTTCATCAACTAAGTTTCGTTTAACACCACCAATCATTGGCCCTGCACTCTTTGAAACATCCATACCTGTCCATTTATATTCCTCATGATCTTCTATCAAGAAATTATAATCTGGTTTATACGGTAAATTTCTAGTCATCAGAGTTCTAATGGCCGCTGCTATGGTATTAACTATCTTGTCTTCCAAGGGTTGTGGTAAATTTTCTTCTTTAAACTTCAAACCCTTAGTTAACTTCTTCAATCTTATCTTAGCTGGTGAATATTCCACACCTTCTTTAATGAATTTATTAAGTTTACACAAATCATACTTCTTTTTCCACAATTTTCCCTTATCCTTATGTAAACATGGGATCCTTTCGTGCGCATTATTCTTCGGTAAAATGCACTGGAAAGAACTTCTCCCAAGCGGAACAAACTCATCAAACTCTCCTACAAAATCTTGTCTACTTTCTCCTACAACAACTGGCGCTGGTAGCAGAATACCTTGATTTACTCCATCAGATAATATACCCCTTGTTATGGGGATGAAATAACAAATTTCTCCGTTATCTCCAGCGCTATGTATGCCTGCTAAACAAGCATCATTATCCTCAGTAAATAAATAAGGTAAACCACAATCTCCTGCAGCATTACTACCTTTAACTCCATACAAACCTTCTCTAATACTACCTGAAACCATCACCCTGGAAATGGGTGCGGCAACAGCAAATTCTTGCAGATCCATTCTTCTTACCATAAAACCTTTTCTAGGCATATCCTCTCGGAAATACCGGGTTATATTGGGACATGGTAATCTTGGACCTGAAACAATCGATATCACTAACAAATCAGTATCTTTGTAGTAAACTCCAGTTACATTTCTGCAATCTAAGCTAATTACACTTCTTCCATAATGCACTACCATATTAGGCAATGAATTAACATTACGTACATAGTGTCCTAAAGCTAAGAACCTGGAGCCTCCCACAGCCAAACATCTCTGTTTAAGATCATTACCGAATTGAACTTCGATAACGCTCTTTTGTATCTTCGAAAGTTTGTCATAAACTCTTGGAGGTAAGTAAACTTCTTTCACTTCCTCTATATCTCTCTTTTTCTGGGCAGCGCCAGTCTCAAATTCCTTCACAAATTTGCTCTCAACGTAAACATACTTTCTTCCTTCACTACTATCTACATTGACTCTATCAAATGTTCTGTCTCCTACTTTCAAATGCAGCACATTGTCCATATTTTGTATAGTCTTATTGGTTTTTTTCTCTATAATAGAGATAACCAATCGCAACAAGGGCTATACTAGCAACGGCACAAATGCCTTTAATCACAGGTTCAATTCTCTTCCTTCTAACAAATCCAATCTTCTCAATCTCTTCTTCGCTAGGATAATTACCAATCCAAGTACCTGCTTTAAGACATGCTAATGCTGCAGTGGGACATTTAAAAGGATCATTCCCACACATGTTCTTCTCACAACATTTGATCTTGTCACAACTCCAATGCTTAGTTGGATCATAAAGTTCATAATAATCAAAAAATCGATAATCACTCTCTATACCAAAAAACTCTTTGAAGGCTGCAAACCTTCCACTTCTCTTACGAGCTTCTTTGATATAAATGTCCTGATCGATCATTTCAATCTCTGCACTCCAATCTCCTTCTCTCAAGCATTGACTTCCTTCTAAATCTTCTTCTTCTAATCCACTAGACTCACCTTTTCTTCCGATGAGCCAATCAGTCAGACCTTGATTATGAGTTTCTTTCCCTTCAAAAATGTTCTGCAAAAATATTTGGCTTCTTGCATCTCCACTTTTGTAGGATTCAATTTCAC